GTATTTTGAAGGTCAGGGATATCGAAAGGCTGCTGGCCGCTAACGGCATCGGCAAGTCGAAAATGGACACGATTACACGCGTCCTCCGCAAGGCGGGTAAGCTTCCTAGCGCGGGGCGTGGTGCCAATGCTCCCGAGGCTACTGTCTTCGAGGCGGTCAAGATTCTTGTAGCGACCGCAGGCTCTTCGAAAGGAGTGGCAGCCGAACGGCGTTGGAGCGTGCTGAAGAAGCTACGTAGTGATCGCGACGGAGGCCTTAGTTTGAGCCGTCGACTGCAGCGGCTTATGAAGGACGCCAATGAACTTGCGAGCATTCGCGAGATTCGGGTGGCGCGCAATGCGCGTGAAGCGTCGATTCTGTTTAACGATGGGTTGGTTGAGCTCTTCCGTTTGAAGGAACCTCGCGATTACTCGTCCCGCCTAAAGGTGGAAGGCGTCATTCCGGTTCAACTGCTGCAAACGCTTTCCGAGCAGTTGCTGAAAACGGAACCGGTCCCAGAACCTGTCTCAGACCAAGAGGAAGAGGATGACTGACAGCAGCGACATCTAGCCGCCGCTACACCGCAATTCACGCTACCCCGGCCCTTAGGCTCCTCCACAGGTTGGAGCCGTCCTACGCCAGGCTCTGATCAAAATCTGCTGCTGACTTAGCCGCCAACGTCTCGGTTCGGCGGGCGCCCCAGCACGCCATTTGGAGACTACCACGATGAGTAAGAAACCACGCAAAAAACCCGAATTTATCGAGATTGTTTCTGGTCGCAGAGTCCTCCGGACCCGCAAGCCGAAGCGTCTCAAAGAGCTGCTCGACGACCCGCCCCTGCTGGTAAGCGTCAAGGATGCTATGGCCCTCGTGGGCTACAAGCGCAGCAAGCTCTTCTCGATGCTCGCTGACGGGACGTTGAAGCGGGTGAAGTCCGGCAAATCCACGCGCGTGACCATGGAGAGCATTAAAGCCTTCGTGGAGGGCAAGTGATGGGCGGCTTGGGCCTGAAGGACCTTGCGCTCCCTCCTGATCGATTTCGGGTCGATAAGCGCACCCGCAATCCCGATGGGGTAATCCGCTTCGAGACCGTGGCAGACAGCAGACGGGAAGATGCCCGACGTGAACGCGGTTTGACACGCACCATAGCCAGGGGCATTTTGGACCCGGCGGAAGTCGCACGGGCAAGGCGTCTGCAAGAAGAGCTTGAGCGTTCAGCAAAGACCGGAGAGTTGTCCCAAAGCCTTGCTTCCCACCTCTTCATGCGGTGGCTGCGCCTGCGTATCGCCGGGCACCTATGGAAGCTGATGCGGCTGCGGTCGCAGAACACCACCGTGACGATCATCCCGCGCCGCTGGGAGTTCACGCCCGAGCAGCTCGAGGGGGTCGATCCTCGCAAGCTGATGAGGGCGTTCCGGACCGACCTCTACAGGGCCGGGATCAAGGAACTCGACGGGTGGCTGTTTGCCTACCTGCACGGGGAATTCGACCCCAACGCCAAGCTCTACCGGCTCCACATGCACATCGCCTGCAGCAAGGCGGTCGTCCCCGTCCTCGACCGGCTCCGCACCATGGGGAGCTACAAGTCGACCAGGCTACTGCCCGATGGGAGCCCGTCTCCCGTGTTTCGCAGGGTCTGGGTGCGCCGCAAACGTCTCGAGAAGATGCCGGACCCTGTGACCTATGTCGTCCAGAGCTTCTGGCCTTCGCGTCCGATCTACATCGACGAGAACGGCAACCGATCACGCCTGCGGCAGAAGGGGGCGATCCGAGAGCCTTATCACAGTCAGATCCTGCTCTGGCTCGACCGCTGGACGATCCAGGACCTGACGTTGAGGGTGGGCCTCAAAGTGACCCGCAAGGGACTAATCCCGACCCATGGCTAGTTGTAAACCAATCCCAATGCGGAAGTGGTCCTTAGGTATTCCTGTGGGGGCGTTAGAGGCTCTGGATGTGGGGTTTGAGGAAAAACACCTGTCAACACTGCATGATCACTCCTCACGTTGTTTTCGCACGCTCTGCGCATTGATCATCCTTGCCGGGTCCAGCGGTGAAAACGGTGAAAACCGTGTTCCTCCGCGGACCCCGAGTTCCAACATTTTCACCGATTTCACCGTTCCCCCAGGAGAAACGTCATGAGCAATTCCGACGAGACCCAACTCGTTACCCTCACTTTGGCGAAAGGACGCCCAGGCTCGGTGTCCGGCTTCACGACGTTAAACGGCACCCAGTTCGTCGAAATTCAGTTCGGAGGCAAAATCGGCCACGTCCCGCGCCTAATGTTCCTTGATCAGCAACCTGCTGCAAAGACCCTTCTCGCGAAGCAGAATGTGGTCGTGATGGCCAAGAAAGATTGGGCGGAAGTCATCCGAGGGGTCGAGGAAGTCGATGGCTTCCCAGAGCGGGCCATGCTTGATCGCCTTGGCTGGACAGGCAAATATTTCGCTCTTCGCGACGGCAAGGTTTGCTCTCCCGTCAAGACCGAGAAAGCAAAGCTCGTGTCCAGCATCGTAACGGAAGGCGATGCGAAGAAGGGCGGAATTGCCCGCTGGAGGAAATTGATCGCCGAGCCGTTGACCGGCCAATCTCTGCCGATGGTAGTCATTCTCGCCGCTATGGCCGCCCCGCTCCTACGTCACTCGTGCTTGACCCACAATCCGGGCATCGAACTGTGCGGTCAAAGGGGTAAAGGGAAGACGCTTTTGCTGCGCCTCGCGGTTTCGGTATCGGATCGGCCCGACAAGCTGCCGACCTTCGACGCGACCCGGATTGGTCTCGGCAAGGTTGCTGAGCGGTATGACGACCGCATCTTCCCAGTTGATGAAGGCAGCCATATTGATCGCAGCGACAACCACTTTCTCCAGGGTTTCGTATTCGGCGCGGCATCGGGCGCTAGCCGCGTCACCGCATTTCAAACAGAAATCCATGAGAGCCGGTTCGTCGTGATGACGACTGCGAACCGACCGTATCACGAAAGCCTCGTTCACCTCGACGCTGACACGCGCGCGGCAGCGCTTGATCGTCTGCTCCCGCTTTCGGTCGATCCTCACAATGAGTTGGGCGTCTTCGACTTTGTCCCTGAAGGCTTCGCTACCTCCGGCGAATTTGCGCGCTATCTGGAGCGAAGCATGCACGCCGTTTACGGCGTCGCAATACGCCGCCTCTTGCACTCAATCGTCAACGCTAGGGCGAAAGACCCGCAAGCATTCGAGACCAGCCTAACGGCGGATATCCAAGCATTCGAGGAGGCTGTCGGCGTTGCCGCTACCCCACAAGGTAGTTCGCGGCCCTCATCCTCATTCGGCCTATTCTATGCGGCGGGCCTTTTCGCCCAGCGTCGCGGCATTCTCCCCGAAGAATGGGATTGCCTGGCCGCCTGCGTGACCGCCTACCGAAACTATCTGGCTCAATTGCCGGAATGCACGCCCCTACTGGCTCGCCTGCAAGCAATCGCCACCCGGTCCGAGACGCTTGATCTACGCGGAAAGGAGCCGCCTCGAATCTCCGATGGAAAGCTCGCTCGCCGAGGCGCCTTCATCAAACTTGGGAAGAAAGGGCGCACAGAATTGCTCATCACCGACGCCCTTGTTGATCTCTTTTTCCCAGACTGGCGCACCTTGTCGGCCACGAATGAATTCAAGGCCCATAATCTGCGTGATAGCGATCATCGCACCAAGCAAAGGCAAGTTCGCGCCAATCAAAAGAAGGAACGGTTTGTGTGCTTCGTCCTGCCCCAAGAGCTGGTCAGGCAGCTTCCGTGACCCGCTGGTCTATCCGGAAGAGCAAAATACCGCCCATGTCTCCATCAACTCCCGCCGCTTCTCGAGTGCGCGGCCCCGGCGGTAGGCTCGTTCTGTCGCAGATCCCACTGTATGGGCCAAGGCCATCTCCACGACCTCTCGGGGGAACGAGGTGGTATCGCCGGCCCAGTCGCGAAAAGTAGAACGCATGCCATGCACTGTAACCGGCCGCCCCATGCGCCTCAAGACCGCCGACAGGGTCATGTCCGATAGCGAGCCGCCCCTGGGCGCCGGGAAAACGACATCGTCTGTTTCAAGCCCTTCTTCGTGCACAGCCTGCAAGACAGATACTGCCGCATTGCTCAACGGAACCTCGTGGGCTTCACTTGCCTTCATCCTGCCTGCGGGGACGGTCCAGAGTTTCGCCTCAAAGTCAACTTCGCCCCAGGTCATACCGCGCACCTCGCCGGACCTCGCGGCCGTCAAAATGGCAAATTCTAGAGCCTTGGCCGCCACACCTTCACGCCCACGAAGATCGGCCATGAAAGCGGGCATCTCGGCATGAGGCATTGCGGCATGGTGCTTGACCTTCGCCTTGCTGCGCTTCGGTAGAAAAAGCTCTAAGTGGCCCCTCATGCGGGCTGGGTTCTCACCTGTTCGATGGCCCTTTGCCTTGGCGGCATCGAGAACCCTCTCGATCCGACCACGCACGCGAGAGGCTGTCTCAGGCTTTTCGAGCCAGATAGGCTGCACACAGCGCAACACGTCCTTGGTCTCCACGTCCGCAATCGGCATGTCCGCGATTGGCTCGCCATATGTTTCGAGCGTGTTGCGCCACTGCTGGCGGTGCTTCGGGTTCCTGAAGCCGTCCTCAATCTCGGCAACGTAGCTCTTAGCAAAGGTGCCAAAGGTCAGATGCTGCGCGTGCTGCTTTTTCGCCTTGTCTCGCTCGAAGCGAGGGTCTCGCCCTTCCAACGCATGCAGCCGGGCTTCCGCTGCCTTTTCCCTGGCACGCGCCAAAGTAACGTCCAGAGCCGAACCGAGACCCATTTCGAGGCGCTTTCCATTCACCGTCCCGATGAAGAACCAGGAACGCCCAGATTCGCGAATCCTCAGATAAAGGCCTCCACCGTCGGAATAGAGCCCGACGTCCTTCAGATGTTCGACCTGTTTTACGTTGAGCTTGTTACGCGCGCGCGAGGACATAATTTTGCCAGTCTAGCGAACCGAAGTCAGGAATCTAGCCATAATATTTGACATAGTTACGGCACTGGCTTGCGGCAGTCGACAGCGGACTGGTGCGGCCTCGAAAACCGCAAAACCCTATGATACTGCCATTTTTGACCGTATGCAGCGGTTCACAACGGTCCGCAGAAAACCGGTATCTGGCGGAGCAGGAGTCCCCCCGTCCGCCATTCTTCCCGACTTTATTGGCAACCACCCCCTTGTAATTGCCGATAAAAACAACAAAGCCAGCTTGGCGGTTATGACAAGGGGAAACGAAATTGGCTCGGCACAAGCTATCTGAGACCGAGATCAAGCGGCTCGAAAAGCCTGGCATCTACAGCGATGGCGATGGGCTGTTCCTCCGGGTCCGCAAAGGCGGATCACGCCAATGGCTTTTCATCTACAAGCGGTCTGGACAGCGCACCGAATTGGGCTTGGGGGGATATGGCCGAGGCACCGCACCGGTCTCGCTGGCCCTAGCGCGGGATAAGGCAGACGAAATCCGCGACAAGCTGGCACGAGGCGTTGATCCTAAAGCCGATCATAAACCGGCCCGCGTCATCACGTTTCGCCATTGCATGGATGAACTGCTCGCATCGAAAGAGGGCGGCTGGTCGAACGATAAACACCGTGCGCAATGGCACATGACGCTGAAAGACTACGCAGAGCCGCTGCACGATATGCCTATCGCTGACATTGCTATCGGTGATGTCAAAGCTTGCTTGCTACCCCATTGGGATGAGCGTCCGGTGACCGCCGACCGGCTTAGAGGGCGAATTCAATCGGTGATCGACTACGGCATCGCGCATGGCTGGCGGAAGGATCATAACCCGGCGCGATGGAAGGGCCTCCTCGACAAGGTAATGCCGCCGCGACGCAAGAAAGGTCAGTCGCACCATGCCGCACTCGCCTATGCCGACGCGCCGAAAGCTGCGGCGAAATTGCGCGAAGCATCTGGCGTGGCCGCTAGGGCGGTCGAATTCGTGATGCTTACGGCTGCGCGCTGTGGTGAGGCGAGGTTCGCGACGTTCGATGAAATCGACATGGCAGCCAAGACATGGACACTGCCAGCGGAGCGCATGAAGGCGAACAGAGAGCATGTGGTCCCGCTTTCCGACCGGGCGGTGCAGATAGTTGAGGCGATGCGTCAGAGGGCAACAGGCCAGCTTCTATTCGGCGGGGCGGTCGATGACCGACCGATTTCAGACACCGCGATGACCAAGGCGTTAAGGCGGGCAAGCGCCGATAAGACGGTGACACTGCACGGTCTGCGCAGCACGTTCCGCGACTGGTGCGGCGACAAGACCGAGTTTCCGCGTGATGTTGCAGAGGCAGCCTTGGCGCATACCCTCAGCGACAAGACAGAAGCAGCTTATCGACGCGGAAGCGCACTCGATAAACGGCGCGAACTGATGCAGGCTTGGGAGGCTTATCTAAATGAATAAGGATCGCCCCATTGTGCGCGTCACTCATGATGACTGCACTGCCGCGTTGCAGATAATAGCTTGTATTGCGCGACCGAAAAGACCGGCTTCCGCTGGCGAACTCATGCAACAATGGTTCTGGGCAAGGAAGCGTTATCGCCGCGAAGGTTTGCCAGAGTGCCTTGAGATTAAAATACCGGATAAAAACAAGATCACAGCCAAACTTCCCGCACTTCGGAAAGATATTCTGAATGCATGGGAGTCGGGGCGATGGCTCCTAAGGCGATGTGCGGCAGATTGTGGTGGTGAGGTCGCTGACCGCTATGGTGCTTCTTTTAGGCAGCTTGGAGCGAAGCATTGGAATGACACGCATAGACGGGGGATCACAAAAGGGGATTTGAGTGAGGCATCGAGCTCTCGAGACGAAAGCGCAGTTGCAAAGCAAATCATTTGGACGAAGCGCCGGCCAGTCGCGCATATGGCACTCGCTGTATTAAGTACCATGCGCCAAGAGCTCGATACCCTAGAAGAACTAACCTTCGACACCTCATGGGTAAGCGAGGCGCTCGATGTAGCAGAGGTTTGGGCCGATAACGCGATTAGCTTGGGCATCCTCAAACCGGAGGAGCCTTGGCGCTTTCTGCGCTAACCACCTATTTTCCATACCACCCCCAAGAGCCAGAATGCTCTAAATGGTTGACCACTTCCACACGAACGGAGTGGTCAGATGTCGAATATACCGCAACTCATTAGTCTGAATCAGGCTTGCGAAATTACATCGCTCAGCCGCACGATGATTAATCGACTGCGCTCAGAGGGCCGCTTTCCCATGGCGGTGTCGCTGGGCGAGAAGCGCATCGCGTTCTGCCGCGATGAGGTCGCCACATGGGTCGAGGCCCGCATCGCTGAACGCGAGGTGGCGTAACCATGAGCAGCCCGACCCCCCAAAATTCTCGACCGATCATTCGGGCGAATGACGCGCAGAAAGCGCGGTTGCAACTTCTGCTCTGGGCGCACGGATTGGGGGTGCGCAATGTCTGAGATCATAATCACGATGAGCGGTGTTCTGGTCCCCATAGAACATTGGCGCAGATTGACCGAAGCGATGGTCGAGACCGCCAACAAGGCGGCGGTTGCAGCCGAATATATGATCGAGCGTTGCGACGAATTCGACGGCGACTGTGACTTGGAGGATGATGACCCCCGCGAGGATGATGACCCGCGCGAGGACGATGACCCCGACCAAGAGCACGATGGCCGCGAGCCGGAGAACGAAATCTGATGGGCGACCTCAGTTTTCATGTGCGCACGTTTGTGCCTGGCTGTGCTGATGGGCCAGAAATGGAGGCGCGTGAAGCGCTTCTAAAAGCGCGTGATTATGCCGTCAGCCTGATCACTTCGCGCCGCGAGCTGGTCTCGATGAATCATGCGATCATGGCGCGAGATGTCGCCAGCTATTTTGTGTTCCGCGATGAGCCGATCCAAACGCTTGAGGTGGTGGTGCGCTATTGCCGTTGCCTAGTGCAATGCGCGCTTATCGCTGACCTGCTCGAACTGGAGTGGGAGGCGATCCCATGACCTATGGTTACGACACAATCACCGACGGTCTGCCAGATGACATTAGAAACGAAGCTGAGCGCGTTGGTTTCGACGCTTGGGAAACCTTCAGCGGCGTAGGCAAAGCGAGCGATGGCGGGGACAAAACCCGACCGGACCGGTTCGCGGAACTCAAGACGCGGCTGGTGCGCCTAGACGCTATCGAGCCGGTCCTGTCCTGTAACTACCTCATCAAGGGCTGGCTAACCGCCAATGGCCTTTCGATGCTCTACGGCCCTTCGAACGCGGGCAAGACCTTTGTGGCGCTCGACATGGCAATGCACATCGCCGCTGGCGCGCCGTGGCGCGAATGCAAGGTTAGTGCGGGTCCGGTTCTTTATATCGCGGCGGAGGGCGGCTCAGGCGTCCTGAATAGGCTTGCAGCCTTTAAGCGCGAAAAGCCGCGCATGGCTGGCGCGCCCTTCATCCTGTTGCCGGTCGGTGTGGACCTGCACGGCGACATCGACGCCAAGGCCCTAGCAGCCATCCTAACCGATTATTCTCCTGCGCTGGTGGTGGTCGATACGCTGGCCCGCTCGATGGGCGAAGGCGACGAGAACACTGCCAAGGATACCGCGCAACTGGTCAAGAATTGCGACCTGATCCGCGAGGCGACCGGCGCGCATGTCATGCTGATCCACCACACCGGCAAGGATGAGGACAAAGGCGCTCGCGGGTCATCGGCTCAGCGCGCCGCGATGGATACTGAAATCATGGTCTCTAACCAGACTATCAAGTGCAAGAAACAGCGCGACCTCATCATGCCATCGGACCTGCACTATGTGCTGCGCTCAGTGACGCTGGGCACCGATGAGGATGGCGACCCGGTGACGAGTGCCGTGGTCGATCCTGCCGACAAGCCGGTGCCTGTCCGCCGCGCGCTCAAAGGCAAAGATCAAGTGGCCATGACGGCCCTTACCAATGCGCTGGCAGAGCATGGGCGCACCGACATGGGCGACGGCTATCCCAAGGGCGTGCCGGTGGTCTCCAGTGAGGCATGGCGGGCGGCTTGCGCAGCGCATGAACTGACGACCGGCTCAAGCGCGAATGCAGCGAGCATGGCCTTCAAGCGGGCCAAGGATAAGCTGATCGAACTCGACCTTGTGCGCGGTTTCAACGACTACTTTTGGAAGGTGCAGAGCGATGACTGAGCCGCACCGTCACACACATCACAAACCGTCACAAGTGACACACTGTGATGCACCATGCTGGCCGTCACACACATCACAGCAGCCTAAAGGCTGTGATGATGTGACGCTGGTCGATGTGGTCCCAATGCCCCCGGTTTTGTGGGGACGTGGGACCGCCGCCCAACTCTTCCTTTCTCTCTCCCGAAATTCTGGGGGGGACTGCTGATGACGCGCGCATCGAAAGAGGCCACTACGGCGCTTAAATTCCTGCCGACGCTGGTGGTGCCTGAGGGCAGGCTGGCGGGCAAACCGCTAAAGCTGGCCACCTATCAGAAAGACTTTGTGCGCGGTGCCTTCGCCAAGGGCATCGAGGCTGCTTGCCTGAGCATTGGCAGGGGTAACGCAAAGACAGCACTCAGTGCCGGAATTGCGCTTGGTCACTTGATGGGCGAAATCGCACCGCAACCAAAACGCGAGATCATTTTTGCAGCCCGCAACCGCGATCAGGCCAAGACAGCCTTCGCATTCTTGGTGGGTTTCATTGATGGATTGCCCGAAGAACAGCGCGCGCAATTCAGCATCCGGCGCGGCTCCAGACTGGAAGTCGAGACCGATGAGAACGGCGGCGGTCTGGCGCGGGTGATCGCGGCGGATGGCAAGAGCATTCTTGGCGGGGCACCAACGCTGGCAATCCTCGATGAGCGGGCCGCATGGGAGCGCGAAAAGGGGGATGCGCTAGAGAACGCCATCCTATCCGGTCTGGGCAAGCGCGATGGCCGCGCTTTGATTATCTCCACATCGGCACCGGATGACGCCAACACATTCTCCCGGTGGCTCGATGAGCCTCCCCCCGGCTGCTATGTGCAGGAACACCGGCCTAACCCCGGCTTGCCTCCTGATGACCTCGAAAGCCTACTGGTGGCCAATCCCGGCGCGAAAGAGGGCATTGGCCCATCGCCCGAATGGCTGGTCGCACAGGCACGGCGCGCGATAGCGCGCGGCGGCTCGGCACTCTCCAGCTTCCGCAATCTTAATCGAAATGAACGGGTCGCATCGGATGACCGCTCAGTGCTGCTCACAGTCGATGAATGGCTGGGCTGCGAGGTTTCGCCCGATGATCTTCCCTTGCGCGAGGGGCCGGTGGTCATGGGCGTGGACCTTGGCGGTTCGCGGTCGATGAGTGCGGCGGCGCTTTATTGGCCTGAAACAGGACGCCTAGAATGCGTGGGAGCCTTTCCCTGCAAACCGGGCCTTGCCGACCGAGGGCAAGCCGATGGGGTGGCGCACCGTTATGTCGAGATGGCCGAACGCGGCGAACTTGTGACTATGGGCGAGACGACGGTGCCGGTCGGTCGCTTCCTCGCAAGTGTGGTTGAACGCCTAAACGGGCAGGCACCGGCTGCAATCTGCGGTGACAGATTCCGCCATGCTGAATTCGTGGAGGCATTGCGCGAGGCGGCCCTAGACCGGGTGCCTTTCATCTGGCGCGGTTTCGGCTGGAAGGACGGCTCAGAGGACATTGAGCGCACCCGGCGCGCCGTATTCGAGGGCGAGGTGCAGACCGTGCCCTCGCTGTTGCTGCGCTCAGCATTTGCCGATGCAATCACGCTGGTCGATCCGGCTGGCAATCACAAACTGGCTGCGGGCCGCTCGACCGGCCGCGTGGACCCGGTTGCGGCGACTGTCGTGGCGGTCGCTCAGGGCCAGCGCATGAAGCGCGCCCCGTCATTATCGAAAGGACGCATCGCATGGGGATGAAGGAAACTGCATCGCGCTTAATCGTGAAATACGGGCAAGCTGCAACGCTATTGAGGGCGGGGCCGCCGACGCAGAATGCGTATGGGGAGGAGATCCCCGGTGTCGATACCGCGTATCCAGTTACGATCCTCTCAGCGACCTATGCTGTGGAGATCCAATACATCGCCGCTGGTCTAATCAATGTCGGAGATAGGCGAGTTTTCTTGTCTGCGGATGGGCTCACAATCGAGCCTGAGATCGCGGACCGGCTGCTCATAGGCGGCGAAGAATTCAGCATTGCTAGGGTCTCGCTATTGGCCCCGGCGGGCGAAGAAATCTTCTACGAATTGCAGGTGCGCAATGCAGCCTGAACAGAAACAACACAGGCGGTATTCGCGCCACATCACACGCGGCCCGCGCTGGAAGGCGCTGCGAATGCAGGCGCTTGAACGCGACGGGTGGGCCTGTGTCGATTGCGGACGCCATACGCGGCTCGAATGCGACCACATCAAGCCGGTCCGAACGCATCCTGAGCTTGCTTACGTCCTGTCAAATTTAGCGATCCGGTGCGGGCCATGTCACTCGCACAAAACCCGAATTGAGATGGGTCTCGCACCCCTCAATCCAAAGCGCCACGAATGGCGCGAATTCCTCAGAAATGAGGCCAACCACCGAACAAAAGGTGAACACAAATGTTAAAGTCGATGGAAATTACTCGCCGCCAGTCGGAAATTCGTCAGGAATTGGCGACCCTTGCTGGCAACGATAATCCGACCGAGGATGAAACCCGCGCGATGGGTGAACTCGATAAGGAATATCGAACGAACGAAACCCGCTATCGCGCAGCACTGATCGCTGAAGACGAGGAACGCCGGGAAGCTGGCGAAGAACTCGAAACCCGGTCGGAATCCGAATGGGCGCATATTATGTCGGGCTTTGAGGTCCGCCAGGTTGTCGCTGCGCTCGACCATGGCCAGCAGCTCACCGGCCAGACCCTTGAGGTTGTGCAGGAGATGCGCAGCGCTGGACAGTATCAGGGTATTCCCATGCCGCTTGAGGCATTGGAAACCCGCGACACCGTTTCCGGCGGTGTTGTCGAGCCGAAGACTACGCGGGGCATTTTTGACCGCTTGTTCCCCGCGTCAGTCGCATCGCGGCTGGGTGTGAATTCGGTCTCGATCCCGTTTGGGACGGTCGAATATCCTGTCGCAACGCAAGGCGCGGTGGCCGGATGGGCTGCTACCGAGGGCGGCAATGTGCCTAACGCGACCGCATTCCAGACAAGCGAGACGATGCTTTCGCCCGACCATACGCTGGGTGCGCATATGCGTATCACCCGGAAGGCGGTGAAGCAGACCGGGCCGGGACTGGAGCAAGCGATCCGGCGCGATATGTCCGCTGCTATCGGCGCGGAACTCGACCGGGCTATCCTTGTCGGTGACGGTTCTGATGGCGAACCGACCGGGCTTGTCGAACTGGCCAGCGGCACTGGTGAATGGGCAGCCACATGGCCTGCTGTTCGCTCTGAGATCATCGCCTTTATGACTGCCAACGCTATCTCCGATCCATCGGCGGTGCGCATGGCGATTACGCCGGAGATGTGGGCGGACCTCGATGACGCTATCTATGACGCTGGCAGCGGCCAGACCGAATGGACGCGGCTGACTGCTGGCATGGGCAATCCCATCCTTTCGACGCAGCTTACTGCCGATACCGCATTGCTCGCGGTTACGGCGGGCGGCCTCTCCCCGGCCTATCTCGGCATGTGGGGCGGTGTGGACCTGATCCGCGACCCCTACAGCGATGCGCAGTCAGGCGGCCTTCGCCTTACCGGGTTGCTGACGGTGGACCTCAAGGTTCCGCGCGCAACTCAGCTTCGCAAGCTGGCGGCAGCGGCCTGATGCTCTGGGGCGGTTCGCTCGGCGGGCTTGAGGTTCGCCAAGAGGGCGATGCGGTTCGCGTGGCGGGCCGCTTCCCTTACGATAGCCGGACGCAGCTTGCGCCCGGTTACTTCGAAACCATCGCGCGGGGGGCTTTTGCCTCCCGCGTAAACTCCGACGATGATCTGCACTTCCTTAGCGGGCATGACTTCGAAAAGCCTCTGGCCAGTCGAACAGCCGGAACGCTGGAGGTCCGCGAGGAAACCGACGCGCTTACATTCGAGGCGACGGTGGCTGCGCATACGTCATGGGCGCGGGACTTTCTCGCTGCACATGGCGCGGGCCTAATTCGCGGCCTTTCTCCCGGCTTTCGGGTCATCAAAGGCGGCGAATTCGTCACCCGCGAAAACGGTGTGGTTCATCGCAGTATTACAGCGGCGGAATTGGTGGAGGTCTCAGCGGTTACGCGCGGAGCCTACCCATCTGCGCAAATCGAGGCCCGCAACTGGACGCCTGAGGGCGGTCCGCATGTTGAGCGGCCCGACGATGGCCTGCACCGCACACTCAAAAGATGGAGGCCCGCATGATGGCCGAGACCCTAAAGGAGACCGAAACCCTGCCGGTCGAATACCCGGCTGCACCCGCTGGCCTTAGCGCAGCGGCGGCGGCGCTCGATCCTGCGCCAATCTGGCAACGCATCGAGGCCTATACCAAACCACGCTTTACCGATCGCGAGGTGACTTGGCTGGTCGAGGGCCAAGGGCATTGGGAAATGCCGCTTACGCCAGCGACCCTTTCGAGCGCTGCTCGCTGGTCTGGCGAGGCATGGGAGACGGTGACGCTCGATGCGGGGCCTTACGGCTACTGTCTGCCCGACGCTGGCCCTTATCGCATTGTGGCTGATGTCGGAGGCGGTGAGGTGCCCGAGAACATCTTGGAGGCCTTCAAGCGGCTGGCAGAGTATCTCAGCGACGACACCGACCGCGCGGGTGCCTCCAGCTATTCCGTCAATATGGGCGGGGCCATCGAGGAAAGTTATCAGCGCAACGCGGCATGGGTCGCCAAAGCGCTTATCTACAGCGGCGCTGCGGACCTGTTGCGCCCATACCGGAGGGCCTAACCATGTGGCCATTTACGAGAAAAGCCGAGACTATCGAGAAACGGGCGAGCGCAACTGGATACACCGCGCAGATTATGCAGGCCCGCGCGGCCTACATCACTGGCACCGATGGCCTAGCCGAATTGACCGGCACGGTGCAGGGCTGTGTAAGCTTGTGGGAGGGCGGTCTAAGCCTAGCTGATGTCGATGGCACAGACATGCTTACGCCCTTTATTCTTGCTCTAGCGGCGCGCGCATTGGCGCTCAGAGGCGAGGCGGTGTTCGCCATCCGTGAGACTGGGCTGGTGCCTTGTTCCGACTGGGATTTAACCACGCGCTTTACAGTGCCAACGGCATACCGGGTCAGCATTCCCGACACCGGCGGCGGACGCACCGAGACGCTGCTGGCCAATGAGGTTTTGCATCTCCGTATCGGCTCCGAGGTTAGTGCGCCCTATACCGGCATTGCACCATTGCGACGGGCACGGCTCACCGGCGGGCTGCTAGAAACGCTCGAAACGGCGCTGGCTGAAATCTACGCGGATGCGCCGCTAGGGTCTGCGGTCATCCCCATGCCCGAACAGCCCGACACCGACATGACGGCTCTGGCGCGAGGCTTTCGCGGAATGCGGGGCCGGGTGCTGGTGCGCGAGAGTGTGAACGTCACCGCTGCGGGCGGTCCTGCACCTCAGACTGACCTCAAGCCGCATGATGTGACGCCAGACCTCTCCAAGGCGATGACGAAAGAAACCCTGTCGGGTGCAAAGGCCAGCATCGAAACGGTGTTTGGCGTTCTGCCGGGTCTCAGCAATCCTGCGACCACAGGGCCAATGGTGCGCGAGGCTCAGCGACATCTAGCGCAATGGATGTTGCAGCCCATCGCGCGGATGATCGCACAAGAAGCGACCGAAAAGCTGGGCGGCAATGTGCAGCTAGATGTCATGCGTCCGCTGCAAGCTTTCGACACCGGCGGTCGGGCACGTGCGCTTGCGGCGGTGGTGCAGACCTTGGCGCTGGCGAAGGAAAACGGAATCGACACCGACAAAGCTATGCAGCTTGTCGATTGGAGCGAGCCGCGAGATTAGGTTGGTCCCCTAGGAGCGGTTCAGCGATCAAGCTCCGAACGACCCGGTTAGTCGGTGAGTGCGCAAACCCCGACGAGGCACGGTTCTTTTTTGTTCTTTGGAGAACGCGGTGCAGGACCGGCACACTGGAAACGGTGGGGCCGGTCCAACTAGTTTCTGGTGCTTTCATCTGGTGTGGCCTGCCCGGTGATGTGGTCCGCAAGAAACGTTAACCGGGCCGCCAATTCGCGGGCCTGTGCCGGTGTAATCGCCATTTGCACCGCATCCGCCTTCTGGTTTCCCGACATGATCCCCTGAAGGTGATCCTCCGAGGTCGCGTATTCGAGCCGCGCGAGGACGAACATATCCGCGACCGGCATGGTCGAATAATTGGTCAAGGGGCGGGTGACGATATTTCCTGCTTCATCACAATCAAACACATCTGTGGGACTCATAACGTGACCTCCTAAAGCCGCGACTATAGCCCACAAAACGACCGAACGATTGAGTTATCCCAACTTAGTTTCGGGTATGCCAACGGGTATGGCAACACCCCTGAGCGGGCGGTAAGTATCTGATTTTATTGAGGTGATGGCGGAGCAGGAGGGATTCGAACCCTCGATACGGGGTTACCGTATACACACTTTCCAGGCGTGCGCCTTCGACCACTCGGCCACTGCTCCGCGTTCCTGTCTGGCCTACCGCGCTTCACGCTACTTGAGGCCGGGAGTGGAGTTGTTCTTCACTCGCGCTCAAGCAGCGCAGCGGTAGCGCACACAAGAACGCGGGCCTCTAGCGGCGAGGCGACGATTCCGCAAGCCGGAGCGGGAACCGGATGATTGCCGCGCGCGTTTTTATGTGTACCCTCCCTCCTGCGACGGTGCTGCGCGGATCAGGCATCCCCTGCGAACACCGTCTCGAAGCCCTCTCTCGCCCCTACAATGCGCGAGAGGGGGCTTTTCCCTCAAGCGCCGGCGCCGACATCCGTCGGCTTGGCTATCCTCGCTCACGCGGACTGTGTCCGCGTCGCTGCGGGCGCGCGGTCGCGCTTGCCGACCTGCGGTCGGAATTGCCTTTTGTTTTGGGCCGGTCGGTGGCACCACCCGTGCATGACGAAACCCCTGATTTCGCTCGCCGCGCTGCTCGCGCTTTCCACTCCCGCCGCCGCGCAGGACGAGACACCCCCGCCCTCGCCCAACCAGATCGTGGCCGAAGCCGATGCGAGCGAATGGGTCGCGATTGCGCCGGAAGACCTGCTGGTCATGACGCTGGCACCGGCAGCCGACGGGACCGAGCGCAAGGTAATCATCCAGCTGATGCCTGCGCCGTTCAGCCAGAACTGGATCCACAACATCCGCACCTTCGCGCGTTCGGGCTGGTTCGACGACATTACTGTCAACCGCGTGCAGGACAATTATGTCGTCCAGTGGGGCGATGCCAATTACGACAATCCGGAAAGCACGGGCGAACCCAAGGCGCTGCCCGAAGGCCTCCTGGAGACCAGCGAGGCCGATTACACCGTCGACGGCGACGCCATCGGCCTATCGACCCTGATGGCGGATTCGCAGCGCGACCTCGCGCTCGAAGCCGATAGCTTCATCGCTTCGGACGATCACACCGCTGCGGTGATCATCGCCAACGGCCTCGTCGACCCCTATGCGCAGCTGTCCCTGTTCCATGCGGGATGGCCGCTTGCTTCGGACATGGGTTCGAACGCTGACGGCAAGCCTGCACGGGTGTGGCCGATCCATTGCTACGGCATGGTCGGCGTGGGACGCAATTTCTCGCCCGACGCCGGTACGGGGGCTGAGCTGTACACCGTGTCGGGTCATGCGCCGCGCCATCTCGACCGCAACATCGCGCTCGCCGGGCGGGTCGTGGAGGGCATGGAACACCT